GTAGCATCATTCCATGCCTTGACAAGCTGCATGATCTCATCAGTGAGAAGTCCGTTGAAGACATCTTCGGGAATATATTCCTTGAAGAACTCAATGACCTTTTCGTCCGTTCTCATGTTCTTGAGTACCAAATAAGGGACACTTGAAGCGAGTGGAATTGAATAGGTTTCGTCTCCGATAGTCGCCTTCAATACTTCAATCTGTTCTTTTTTCTTGATTGTAACTTCAGCCATTTTTGAAATCTCCTTTTCTATTAAGACTCAATGTCTCCTTCGTCTGTTACCTGTACCCAGTCACCCTGGATGGTGATATCGAGCTCAACAGCTTCATCGCCCTTGTAGTTGATGTCGCCGAGATCACTGATGAGACCATTCGAAGTGCCGACATAGGTCATTCTCTCTCCGTCCTTCATGATGAAAAGGAAGGCAGCAGGATCGGGTTTACTGTCAAGGTTTACCTTGAGGAGCGTACCGTGAGCACCTGTTGCGGCTGTCTTGTTCACGTTGGAAGCACCGAAAACAGTCTTGAGAGTGTTCTCTGTGATGTCCATGATCTTGCCCTTGATAGTTCCGGGATCAGAACCTGGGATAGTTCTCTTGGGTTGAAGTGCCCAGTTCTTCAGAGTCTCACTGTCACGTGCTGTAAAAGTGATACCGTCTGCATCGATATCTCCGACTATGGTCCAAGCTGTGAGTGTGTCTGTCGGATATGCAGGCAAAGTAGTTCCGGCCGGAGCCGTGTAGAACATTCCGGAAGCGTAGCCGCCTCCGAGCATAACATTATCTGCCATTTTTTTACCTCCTATTGATAGTAGTAAATTCTTGATGTGCTACTATATTTAATCTCGCGGAGCACATAGCGAGGTCAGGTCTCACGGGATCAGATCCCCACGATCCTGATGAATTGACTGTCACCATTCTGATTGCAGTCGTTTGCTCGTCTGATATCTTCTTCAATACGCCGATCGCGTTTCTTAGAAGTTCATCTGCTGCCTCTTCTGTCTCTGCTCTGGCATCGAGAACGATGTCAAGCGAGTCAATGGTGTTCTTATCAGAGCCACCTACTCTCTGGACTTCAAGGGAAGGAACTTTGAACTTCGCAGGAAGTGGTCTGCAGTAGATGTCGAAGTAGTCAGTCAAAGCGAGTCTGACGATGTTCTCTATATCAATGCTTCTGAGTATTTCCATATCACACCGCCCTGCTCAATGCTTTATTTTCGGATTCGGCTCTCACACTCGCCTCATCGGTCGTAGCTACACCGGCGACCCATCTGGTCGGCTTCTTGACTGCGTTAGCCGTATAGCCTTCAGATGGTTCCGGGATATTAGCTGTCGCTGTTGTTGCGATTCGCTTCGCTTGCGAAAGAACCAATTCTCTTACACCTTCTGACTGGAGTATCTCAACGAATCCTGCATTCTTCCATTCAAACCGAACATTGTTGGCCATAAATCACCCCTCCCGTCTAACGAGGTTGAGCTGAATGTGGGAAGTCCTCGACGGACCTGTCCACTTGCGTGGCGCACCGTTTATCTCAAAGGTCTGACCGTCAAACTCAATACGATCTCCAGCCTTTGCATCTGTTCCTTCGGGAACATAAGCCGTCCAACTGTCATTGATACCAAGAACGCGTCCATCCTGGGACAGTGAAGTCGATGCAGGCTGTATGGAACAGCCTGTCACCGTCGTCTTCTTTGTATCTGACCAGTCAGGGACAGCAGAGCCTCTTGAGGTGGTCGTCGTCTTAGGTCTGACTACATCGATGGTCTGATTAGCGAATGAGGGAAGCATCAAAAACACCTCTCTCTCGGCTTCATAAGATTCAATGCGTCGATCTTCTGCACCTTCAAGCCCAGAGCCTTCATATCAGTCGGCCAGAGCTTGATAGCTCCGCTTGAGTTAGGCAAGCTATAAGACTGAGATACACCACCGGCTGCTTCTGCGTATGACGCGACAGGAAGCTGATTTCCGGGAGTGTTCAACTCGCGGATAACGACGTCACACGTCACGCTCTTAGCCACATCCGCGAGGATAGGTGTTGCTGCGATCATCTGGTCGTAGTCTCTGCCTGTTCTCTGCGCCTCGACTCTGATCAGATTGCTGATGACAGGGATCAGATAGCCTGCTCTCGTCTGCTCTTCAGATGTGAGCGATCTCTTGAGATTGATGACATCTTGTACTGTAGCAAAGTCTGACATCGCGCTTACCTCGTTACTTCTTTAGTCTTCTTTGTGGTTCTTTTACGTGCCGGAGTTTTCTTAACATCTTCTACGGACTCGGCTGGTGGCACCGCTGGTGCCGGTGTAGCCTTCTCAGGCTTCTTGGCATCAACGGGCATCCACAAACCACCAAGCTCGGAGTCGACATTTACGACCGCTCCGGTCTTAACGTTACGGTAACGCATTAGGACTCAGAGGATTCTATTCTTGCGAAAGCACTTCCGTCAAGAATAGCCCAACCGATCCATGCTTCTGCACGGAGGTAAACCTGATTGTATCCCTTAAGGTCTGCAGCTGTGTTATCTGGATCACCATACTCGATAACATCAAAGTTAATGATGTCTGCATAGCCCCATTTGAAAGCGTTCTGGAAGTCACCTGCGTAAGCGTACTCACCATTTACCACGGATACTGTGCTGTTGATGTCAACAGGAACACCGTTGATTGATGCAGGTGCATTACCCCAACCAAGCTCAGGATACTGCTTAACGCCGCCTACCTTTAGCTTAGCAAGATCTGCTGCAAAAGTCTTGCTCATGGCGATACCGTTGAAGTCGTAGTCGCCAATAGCTGTAACAGCAGACTCGATGTTTGCTTCAGGGTTAAGAGCTGAATATGTAACGGGAGTCACATGCTCATTCGTGTCGAAGGAGTTCTTGCCGATCAAAGCTGTCGCGGCAGCACCTGTTGCAGGATTCGTGCCGTGCATAACCATGATGTCGAGACCGCGAGCGATCTTGCCTGCGAAAGCCTCAGAGAAAGCTCTGAGGTATTCGAGTTGCTTTTCTTCTGAACAACGAATGAATTCGTCAGATACTCTCTGACCGTATTCGATCTTGAGAGGAACCATCTTGATGGTGTCGTTAGATCCAGTGTGAGACCCCTTCTTGCCACCCTCTGCTACGAGGTTGACTTCTCCGCTCATGGAGAAGACCATCACGTCTGTTCCGGAAAAAGCGATAGGTGTCTGCTCTGCTAACTTAGCGATAGATGACTTCCCCTTCGCGCCTGTGAATACCTCTCTCACCAATTCGTGAGGGAATTTAGTTGATGTGAATGCCATTTTTACATCCTCCTTAAATTAATCGTTTTTGATCGCGGACAATACTGACTTGAATGCCGTCTTTGACGAATCAAGAGTCTCGCCCGACTCTGGGTTCTTAGTCGGGAGCGGTGCGCCGTTTCCAACTAGCTTCTTTAGGGATTCCGCGTCAGCTCTGATAGACTGCTCGTCTTCTCCGCTGATACGGCCTATCCACTCGTGTGAAAGCCCCACCTCGTGAGCTATCCGGCTCTTTAACGAGGCCGTCTCGTATGTTTTGTTCTGTGCCATGAGGTCTTCAATGGTCTGAGAGTCAGTCTCACGAGCTTTCTTGTATTCTTCAAGAGTCTGATTAGCTTCTTCGAGTGCTTTCTGATGGTCAGACGGTGAGATCCAACCTTCATAGCGCTTGTTGGTCGCTTCACGCTCTCTCTTCAAGCGTTCCTTGACGATATTGTCAAGCTCTTCCTGTGTCTCAATGGCCTTGAATGTGCTTTCTGTTGTTTCTGACATAATGTAGTCCTTTCCCCGATTTCAATCCGTTTCGGTAAACGTTAATAACTAACGCGTTGCTTTTTGGCCACCTTGGCCGTGTCGCAAGCGTGAGTCGCTAAAATAACAGACTCTATCAGAGCGACTTCAATGTCGTCGTCCAGAGTCTTATAGCCGTAGCCACCGCCGGAACCGATAGCTCGATGCTGGCAGTTAACTACGCTCTGTCTTAATCCAGGTTGCCCTGAATGACACAGCGTCTTGTTAGCTATGGCGGTTTCGAAGCCTGACGAAGCCTGAATAACTTCCTTAACTGTTGCCGCGTTCACGTTCTTGAGCTTTTGCTCTTTGCACTCCCGAAGGAATGTCTCAAGCCCGGAAGCACCGTCTACCAAGACTGCTTGCGCTTTGCTCTTCGTGAGGAAGTTGATGATCCAGTCGTTACCGTCTCTCTGGTTCCTACAATCAATGGCTTCGACGAATATCTTGCCGTCGTCGGTCTTAACAGCGACTGCAAGAACCACGTTCTGGCCATCACGCCCAAACTTGACGCCTGCAAATATCGGGGGCGCGAGCTTCGGTGTGACTTCCGCCTTGAGCTCGTCCCAATCGGGAGCTGCTATGGCGGATTGTTGACTATACTTGATCCAGAGCCCTAAGCGTTGAATGTTGAAGTCAATGTCATCGCCGTTTATCTCATCCTGGACTATTCTCTCGGTGAGGATCGTTCCAAGTGATGGCGATGTCGCGTACCAGGCGTTCTTGTCCTTAACATCGGTCTTGTGATCAACAGACCACTCCGCCCATCCTCCGTTGATAGAGTCTCCCTGTAAGGTCTTATCTCTAAAGTCACGGAAGACGTCTCCTGCAGAGACCGCTGTCGGCGGAGTTCCACACATCAGCGTCTGCGGATTCTTGGACGATGATACGACGTAGTTTAAGGCCGTCTGCTGCTGCTTAGTGTACTCTTGTGCCTCGTCTATGACAAGTAAGTCATATCCGGAACCAAGAGCGCCAGAAGACGTCCTGGTGCGAAAGTCGATAACCGCTCCATTTGTCATCTCTATGCGCTCTTTGCCGTATGCCTTATACGAAGATTTCGGCTTGATGCCTATCCCGTCAAGCATAGCCAACAGACGCTCCCACGCGATGTGGGCTGTATCTGTAAGATGCGCTGTGTGTAGGATATGCTCGCCGTTAAACAAGCCCCATAGCTCACGCTGTGTCAGTATCTCGGTCTTGCCGTTTCGTCGTGGAACTGAATAGCCAAACTTTGTGTGTGTCCACAAGTCATCGTCATTAACTGCCATGATGTCGCTGAGTATTAGGGCTTGCCATTCCTGACATGTTTTGCCGCTTAGGCTGTAAAGCTGGACTGCTTCATCACCGTAAGACTTCTCATACGGTAGCATTACTGATTGAGTCGGGATCTGATTCCCAACTCTACTCATTCTGTGTTAATCCTCCTTCTGGCTTGTCTCGTGAATGTATTCTCATATTCACCTCCACCTCCGCTAATTGTGTGATGCTCGATCTGTAACACGTTCTCTGTATTCGGAGCCGTTCCGCTCCGTGATGAAGTCGATAGTACATCGGCAGTTCTCATGTCTGCGCCATACATCGTTCCCCGTCCGTCTGACATCTTTATAGTCATAGGTACCTGCTACGGCTCTACACCATGCACAAGCCCCTGCTTCGGGATGTCTTACGACCTTTGACTGTACTCCGGCATTGCTCAGCACGGTAGCATTGCTTCTAATGGACTCGTCGACCACGTTCTGCGAGAAGTTGACTATCTGGTCGTAGAATGTATTCTCGATGTTCACGAACTCGGGATTGTTCCGGAGCTCCGTGACGATGCCGTACGCTCTGTCGCCGTCAAACATCGGCGGCTGAAACCGTATGCCGAGCCCCGCATCCGCATTGAGTGCTTCCTGCACCCTCTGACAGGCACCTGTGACCATCTCGTGATCAAGTCCGAGTGATCTCGGAATTAGATCTTCGATGTCCCACTCGGATATGTCCATTAAAGGTGCATTCTGTCTCAATACCGTAGCGAGAGCATCTCCGACATGTGCCGCATACTCCGAAGCGATGGCATAAGTCGCAGTTCCATCTTCGATTATGCTCCAGAGCTCCATAGCTCGTACATCGGCTTGAAGTTCAGTCAGAAACAAAGGTTTAATTTCTTCGTAAGTAAGTGCCATTATTCAATCCCCGTTAAGCGGCGCATCTTGTCTGCGTCAATATATGGACTGTTCGTCTCCATAGCCTGATTGAGCTTGAGTACGCCGTCACCAATAAGGCTCAACATAGCCGCGTCGGGTTCGAAGACAGGTCTCCACATCACCTTGGTCTTGAAGACTTCCTCTCTCTGGTAGTTAACATTGTCTCTCATACAAGCTCCGATATAGCCTACGTTCTTAAATCCTACGCCAAAGCAACGCTGCGCCTTGGAAGCCATAAGTCTCAAGCCCTCGTGTGAAGCCTTGATAGCCTCTGCGCTTGAAGGATTGCTCGTAACGAATCCCAGATCATCAAGAGTCAATCCAGTCTCACCTGCAAAAAGCGAAGCGATGGACTTCAACTGTTCTACATGAGGCCCCATTGAGCCAACCTGAAACTGCCCCAGCGACGGCTTGTCGCCATCTTCATCCTTGGTGAAGGTCAGCATAGCGGACATCGTAGCTTTCCAAGTGTCCATCTGCTCTACATCCTGGCTTAAGCCTGTAGCGTATTTCTGTGGGAATGAGTAGAACTCGGAAGCTATCTCCATACGCTTTACTGTTCTCATAGCAGAGTTCGCATATCCCATGCAGGCCCTTGATATACGTGAATGTCCGAAGGGTCTCTTAGCATCAGGCTTGTAGATGATCGGAACGAGTGCGCAGTACTTAGAGTCGAATGTCTCAACTGCTATCGGCTCCTTGACGCCTGCTTCGTAAACTTCCGTTCTTCCGGGCGTAAAGTAGGCATAGGTCTTGGCGTTCTCGTATTCGTCACGATCCAGTACCGCATAGCCCTCTGTCATTAGCTTGGTAAAGTCGTCGATAATGCCTGTAGCGCTACCGCCATCTATGACCTGGAAGCGCATCTGTTTCTTTCCATCAATAACAGAGCCCTTGCTCACGTATACAAACGAGCAAGCGTTAATTAGAGCAGATAAGATGGCATCATCGTAGAAGATGTCAGGGTTATTCAAGGCGAACATATCAGTGAAGTTAAATGTATCGTCCTCAAATTCGTCAAACTGCAGGCGGTCAGCGAGAATATCAACCGCCTTAGTACACCAGCCATTAATAGAGGTGAACCACTCCAAACCCTCCGGGGTAGAGATGCCAAGATCAGGAGCTGTCTTCTTCTGCTCATAGAAGTTATAGCGAATCAAAGTTCTACTTCTCTTCTTAGTGAGCTTCTGGCTCAAGTATGCTATTCCTTTCACTTTTTTGTTCTCCTTATCTTATTCATGATATCTTCAGCCGTTGGTCTATCATCAGAAGCAGTCGCTCCAATATTGTCCATTATTTTTTGCATCGTTTGGATCGCCTGAATGCGAACAGCCGGCGAAGTATTAAGGTCGTCTCTTATCGCGACCAGAGCTTTAATGTTTATTTGCGTCTCTTTGTTTATTTGCGTCTCTTTGTCTAATTGCATATTTACCTCCATGGGGTATGACGTGTGTTTTTGTCACA